AGTAATATCGACCATATCATTTCACCTCTTCATTGTAACCCAAGTCTTTTCTTAGACCTTTGATGTCCCTTGAAATTTCGACCTGGCCCATCTTAATTAATCCGATGTCTTTGGCCAATAATTGTAAGGCAATCATTCCATCCTTTAGTAACTGGATATCGGCTAATATTCCACGAAACCTTTCAGAAGTTGCGATATCAGTTTGAGCAAGTAAATCCTTGATATTGGAGGCAGTTCTTTCGGCAAGAAGAGTATTTCTCAAAAATAATAGTTGAATATAATCCTTTACATTTTTGTCGCTAATATCTTCCCTCCTTGCGTTAATAATTGAATCCATTTTCTCCATTGAATTCTTTTCTTCTTTCATATCAACCTCCGATTCTATGGCAGCATATGACCCGAAAACCAGGTAAATGTGGTTGTTCCCAAAATATCCTTGTTGACACTACATTCGTGATAACCATAAATCTCAAAGTAATCCGTTATTGCAGTAACCGTGACATCACGGCTTATTATTGATGATGTTAAGTCGGTTCCGGAGACTTCTGTTATAGTGCCAAAATAAAGCCCCCCATTTTTATAGATATATACCCTTACTTGCTTTTGATCTTCTGGGTTCACCCAAGTGATGCACGCATTGATATGGGCTTTTCCCACAATACCGGGAGTCCATTTAGAATTGGCAGCATCATAAGCACTCCCAATATCATCCTCCTCTGTGGTAAATGTGACTTTGGTTGGATTTCCACTAATAAGGCCCGTTTGATTTGTTCCATTTTTATTGGCAGAGAATTTAGGTAAGATTCTGTACTCAGCGGTGGCAACTCCAGTCCCGAACAATATACCCCCCGCTGCAGTGATCAGGTTTACGAGCCTATTCAATGTATCGGCCTTTGTTGGATGTGCATTGCCAACCATTTCTTCTGTATATTCGATTCGCTGTGTCATGATTTCCTCCTAATAAACCGTAGTATCCCTATTCCCACCTGCCTTGATTGATCCATTGGCAAGATGCGAGCCGTCAGCGAGATAGGCGATGGTCATAAATGCCATTGCCTGTAATGCCCGAAAGATGATCTTGTTTTTTGTGATATCGGGTCTTACTGATAACAACTTCCAATAATTATTTAAAAGAGGTTTGCCATCCGATCCATAAAGTCGATCTGCCGAAAATACGATAAAATCCCCAATATCTGACGAAAGTCTTTTAAGGGTCGTATCATCAATTTCAATCTCGTAGAGAGGGTTTTTAAGTTTTGCCACGATCAGGTCCTGAACCACCTGGATGCTCGTTAAATCCCTGCACCAATAGAACTGATAAGGTGTGTTTGGCTTTCTGACCCCGAATATTCCCTGGGATATTGCATCCGCATGGGTCGTATCATCGGTATGGCTTTTAAATTCACCAACACAATAATTATAAGCATAATTGCCAGGACATTGATTGATGATATTAGCCCACCTGATTTTTGAGTCCGTAAGAACCCCATCCCCTCGCCTGATTATCGGGACCTGCTCATCCGGTATGGTATTTTTATCGATATCCAGGACAAGATCTCCCTCACCATTGAGATAAGCCGATCCGAGAAATGATCCCATCATAGCGGTGATGATCTCCCAAATAACCGTGTCCTGATCGATCACTCCTGCCGCCTTGTATGCTTGAGCGGTAAAGAATTGAGAAACCCTGGCCTTTGCCGTGGATTCAAATAGTGCCGAGGTAAAGTCACATTCCACGGTTAAGAAATCATTTACGATGTCGATGATATTATCCATCAAGGTCGCCCCACCCGTAGTCGTCGGCTTCCCCATACCCCTGGCTGTGATAATGGCATTTTGTTTGGGTGTGGTGAATGTCACGGTTGTTATTAGTCCGTGTCCTTCAAAATTATCTGACTCATTGAAGGTCCACATTATCGGGTTTAATTCCATCCCATCTTCATAAAGAGAGATAAAATTACCATTGGCAACAGAGAGAACGGGATGCCCCGCATAACAATAAACGGGGGTAGTAAAAACACCGTCGGTCGTTTTCAAACAAGGAAGTGTCCATATCCCATTACCGGTCGGCACTGCCGGATCAAAACTAATTTTGCCATCGGTCAGATCCCCATAGACGATTGGAAGTCGTTCATTTCCATTCAGGGGAGCTGAATAAGCGGAAGCCCTTTTTAAATAATGGGTATCAGAAAGTTTTGTTGTCATACCTCATCCGCCTCAAGTATCATGGTAGGCATCACTGTCATTTCAGTTATGACGCCGGTGAAAAAATTCAAATGTTCTGCCTGGGAATCGGCCTCAAATCCGACATAATATTTAAGAGGGCACCCGATGAATGGTTCAGAGGCAATCAGTCTTGCAAATTTCCCATCTGCGTTGTCGAGCTCGATACTCATGTGCTGTAACGTCTTCGATTGATATGATCCCAGGATGTCTTCTTTCATGGACTGCAATGGTCGCTCAAATGAACCAAAGTTGATGATACGCCCTTCCTTTTCAATGATACCGGCACTCCCTGATCCAGCCGTATGACTTCCATCCGCAAGGTGTGACCCGTCCGCCAATATTCCCAAAATATCAAATATCCCTTTCAATTCTTTTTCTGCATAGGCACGATATCCCATGTGAGTCTGAACCAGGATATAAGAGATCGGGACTTCCCCCCTCATTAAGCGTTTATGAAAATTGATTGGAATCCTGTACATTAAACACTCTTCATAACTTCGGTCATTTCAAGTGATGTCTGATACCATCCCGAAGCCATGTGCTTCTCTGGGATGACATCAAGGTTCACCATCCAGATATTTCCTGTAATTGCCGAATCGTCGTTAAAAAAGAAAGGGTTGAGCGTTCCCACATCTTTGTCAGTGATCCCGTCCACAAGGGCCTCCAACAGTACCAAATCGGCGAGTGGAATCACATTAAAGTCATAGATAAATTGGCGCTGGCGGTTATAAAAGCGATTCTTCCTAACTCCATAGGGCGTCTTGTTTGAATCAAAAAGTAGATTGATATTCTTCTGAAACCCAGGAGTATAATTTTTGCTCAGTTCCATATAGGAGCCGAGAAAGAGTTCTCCGATTTCGATATATCCGTCAGGATTGGCGGTATTGGTGATCTCCAGCTTCCAGTAGCGTTTTGTTGTGTCGGCGGCGACGAGATAATGAAGAATCTGCCCACTTACTAAAGTAATGGACTCTGAAACCTGGGGACTCCCACCGTCAGAGTCAAATGTAGCCGCATCATCCCCCTCCAATACAATTGTCCCTGCAGTCAAGTTATGGTCAAAGAGGATGAGCGCCTTAACCTCTTGTTCCGTCACGAGGTCAATAGTGATTGTATTTGGAGACTCTAAAATCACCGATCGATAAGTATGATCCCTATTGAGATCAATCATCTTCCCAGCATTGAATAAATTTATGCCCTTAAAATACCATTTGTCGCCGACCACAAAATCAGCTCCGGCTCCGGTTGTCCATTTGACATAAACCCCATTGTTTAAAAGGATATTTGTCGTCAGGGTTGTTATTCCCGAACCATCCCATGTCCCCCCACCATCCGACCACCTAAAGGTTGCCTGCCCAACCTCGGCTCCTGCTGCAATCGAATCAATCTCGACGATATATTCAAGGTCGACTGCCCCAGAGAACGCTCCAGAGGGAATAATGATAGCCGAGCCTGCACCTTCTTTTTTGGCAGTTGTGACAATGCCAGGGCGGAGAGACGAGACAGTCAGCATGGATTCGACGGTAATCAAATTGTCATAAATGAATCTACATTTAGCCATTATGAATAGACTCGCCTTGCTCTCTTATCGAGGGCATAATCGATTTTTTCTATGAAATCGTCAAAGGCCTGTTGATTGGCTACCAAGTTGCCACCGACATTAAAATTAATGGTTATCCCAGTACCTTGCCCTCGAGCCCCCCCACTTTTTAAAGGAATAATTTGTTCAGTTCCATGCAATCTCGCCCAATACCCCGATTCCGGCCCCCTGGAAATACCTCCCCATCTATACCCTTCTCCACCTCCATAGCCGCCCACACCAGCTCCACCTTCTGCGGCTCCACCTTCTGCGGCACCACCTTCTGCACCACCACCTGCCTCACCCGGGACACCAAATCCCGACCAATAACTCTCTCGCCCTGGGGCCACCGGTGAATAGGGTCCCACTTCATACGGGGCATAATAAAGCCAGTCATACGGGATAATCCCCGCTTTATATAATTCTTTTGCAATCATTGGAGTAAAAAATTGCCCAATAATCCCTGCCAATGCCCCTATCCCAAGAGGAGCACCTAACAGGGTGGCTATAGTCATGGCAGTGGTATAACCCCAGGAACTTTTAAGTTTTGATTCACCTACCACATCCAATCCAAATATTGAGGAGAATGCTGCTGGTATCCCTCCTTTTACCGCTGAAAATGCAAATGCCTGAGGACTGAATAATCCCATCATATACTGTTCAGGGTTTATTTTTCCCGTTACGGCCATTATGGCTCCAATCGTTGCTAATTTCCCTTGTTCTTTTGCCATCCCCGTCATAAATGATTCTAAACCAGGGATTTTACCGCCTTCTCTGGTTTCCATCATGCTTTGAAGAGTAGCAAATGAATCCCCTCCCCCTGCCTCTCTGATCAGGTCTGCCAAATCAGCAGGAATAATCATCTCACCAGGGTGGGCGATAACAGGAATCCCCTCCTTGGCTCCCTTAACATCCCAAATGCCTTTTGCGGCAAATATCGAACTAAGCCAATCAAGCCCTTCTCCCACGACGGGGCTTAACAATTTCCAAATCTCAGCCGTGGCTGCCTCCACTGCCATTTGTGCGAGCTTATCCGTGAGGGTGCGAAGCATCCCCTCCCATAAGGAATTCCAACTGACTCCCAATTCGTCAAACTTTCCGGTCAGCACATTGAAAAGATTATCTGAGAGTTGCTTCTGGGCATCATCGGTAAATTTCTTGAAAACATTAGCCCCTACCTGGCCCCAGGTGATCTGATCCCTCGAATTTTGATTCATTGCTACTTTCATTCCGGCAAAGAAATTATTGCTCCGGAGGGCTCTCTCTTCTTCAAGCTGTATCAATCTGATATCGTACCAGCGATCAAGGATATTTTTATCTTTGACGAATTTTGAATAATCCCTGTATTGTTCATCAAGAATATCCTTTTTTAATTGATATTCATTGTGAGTAAATTTCCCGATATCCTCGGCCATTTTGCGGTCAATCTCAAGTCGTTTTTTGGCAAGTCCCTCATCAGATTTGGTAATAGCATTATTCTTCTCCAATTCTGCAGCCTTAATAAAAGTTGCCAACGTTTCGGCGTTTATCTTCCCTTCATTAAATTCTTTTTCAAGAATTCTTTTTTTCTCTCTATATGTTTGTTCGGCTTCAATAACCTCTCGTTTATATCCTTCCGTTCCCAAAAGTGCCGATTGCTTTTCAAATTCGGACTTAGCTAAAAGTTCACGATCTAATCTTTCTAATGTGCGAGCTTCCATTTTCAACGTTTGTTCTTCCGTAGGAACTTCATATTGGTGAAGTTTATTAATTTCTTCTAAGGCTTTTTTCTCAGCATTGAGACGGACGATATAATCCTCCGTTTTCATAACAATGTTATTTAACATCATATAGCCCTTGGGAAGTTCCTCTAAAGGATCTAACCAAGAAGGCATTTTCCCCTCGATACTTAATTTTTCAGCTTCACTTAATAACTTATGAAATTCAATATTTGCTTTTCTTATTACCTCGGGATCTAATAATGGAGGAAGCGGAAGTTTATTCCCATAAGTCGAAGCATAACCAGAGCCATGTGATACGGCTAATTCAAAATCTTCTATTTCTTTTTGGGCAGATTGAAGTCCTGTAAAAAAACTAAAAGTTCCTCCCCCGAGCCACCATGGAATTTCAATCGGTTTCGTAATCCAATTGACCATATTGGCTAAATTTTCGGCACCCTTTGCAAATAAAAGAACCAAGGGCGCAAGATTTATCTTCATGGAATTCATACGAGTATCGAGATTCTTAAATTGATCCTCTGCTGCACTTCCTGCTTTAATAGCCACTTCTCCAATGACGCTACCCGTTTTTACAAGTTTATCGCCATATTCATCTATCTTCTTTCCGCCTCCCTCGAACATTGGAATAAGATCCATCCCAGATTTGCCCATGAGTTTGTTGGCATAATCTACCATGCGGGCTCCACCTTCATACTTAGAAAGTTCAGTAGCGACTTCTTTGAACATCTGTGTAAGTGGTTTCTGTTTCCCGGTGACATCAACCGTTGATAGTCCAAGGGCGGTAAGTATCAAATATCCTTCTCCTGATTTTTTATTGAATTCCTCCATTGAGGTAGAAAGACCTTTCATCCCTCTCATTAAACTTTCATTTGATACATCAGACATCTTTGCAGCATAGGAGAATTTCTGCCATTCGGTAGTTGAAATACCGATCGTATTACTCATTCGTTGGATATCATTCGCCGCTAAAGCAATATCCTTACCGAAAGAATATGCTTTTTGAATAAGCAAATATGCTGCAATGGCAGCCGCAGAAACCGCTACCCAATTCTTTTTAAGAGTATCTAAAAGAGAGGTTTGGGCACCAAACTGTTGCTCATTCAGGGCTGTCAACTTAGTATTCTTGGCCTCTTCGGCACGGACAATCTCGGCGGCAGAAGTACCGGCCTTATTGACGATCATGGAATAGGCATTGATGACGCTCTGCCTCATGGCGTCATACATCACATCGGATTTTTCGCCTATAATCTTCCAGTTTTTTTCTACATCAAGAGAAGTTGTCTTGGCGCTGGCAAGAATGGCTTGTTGAGATTTGGTATATTTGGTAGTATCGAGGTCGAGCTCTACAAAAATCGTTCCAATCGGTTTTCCAGCCATCTTATTTCCCGTTTGTCAGAATGTTTCTTATTTCTTCCTTTGAACCATTTAAAGCCGGCCTCATGAATTGTTTCCCGTTATATTCCACGACCTGAGCATAATAGACATTGTAATTCCCAGCATAAACCCTGATATTTCGCAATTGGGCAAATCCCGTTCCCGTATCCTTTTTCTCTACGACCCTGATCGTTTTCTTTAGAGCTCCGGCATCCCTGGCCGTCCATGATTTCCCAGCATATTTCCCTGTTTTATAAATAGGTCTTGAGATCGTTCCTACAGGACATTTCTGCCTTGCCTTCGTAGCGATGACCTCAGCTCCGGCTCTTAACCGTTCCATGCTGGCATTCATAAACTCATTATCGAACTGCTGAGGATTCCAATTACTAACTCTCATGACTCCCCCCACTTCCCTTGAAATCCGCCTTTGTTCGTTATCATATCGATCCACCATCTTGAGAGAATAAGTACCTTTTCAAAACACTCTCGGGGTTTTTCAACTTTGTAAAGTTTCATTGCTTCGTGAATAGCCTGATGGGATATATTTATTGGCCCGTTCACACTCATAATCAGTTGGTCCCTCACCAAGAAGAAAATATTGATCGCATCCTGATTCTCATCGAAAGGTACTTCCCTACAAGTTCTGCAGGGTGGCTCTTCCGGTGGCGTTCTCTCATGGTATATATCCCGGCAACCGTCACACGATGGAGCATAATCAATTATCCATCGTGCAACGGCTATGAGTTTTTTTCAGAAATCTCTGCTTGCCTCACCTCATCCTCAGTCAGCATCTTAAAACTGTCGCTAAAAAACTTGGCGAATTTACTATTGGTCATCAGAAGGATTTTATTCTCCTTCGTACAGGGGATTAAGGTTCCCTTATTGGTGAAGTTCTCAAAATTGACGATGGCAATATCCCAGAAGAGTTCATTTTGGAGCTCTTCATTAACCTCTTCGAATTCGAATCTCCCCGGAGTCCCATCCACCTTTTTGAATTCAACCTTTTTACGAACAGTCTGCTTACGGATTTTTTTCCAATCGGCCATGGTAGGAATTCTCAATTGCAACCGACCCCCATCCTCTGCCTCAAACCACTTCGCATTGACTTCTTCGAAGTTAATTTCAGTCATAAACTCCTCCATTAAATTCTGATTAAATCAAAATGGCTTATGTCCCGTAACAGGTCATGACTGCCGCTGAAATCCTCCCTGTAAAATCGATTTTACCGAGAGAATTCCGTTCCATAGTAAGGGCATCGCATTTTGTGGGAAGAATTTGTCCACCTGGAGCCACGGCCCAATATTTCGTCGCCGTTTCATAAAAATAAAGATTCGTCAGAGGAACCTCAGCTTTACATGCTGTGGCAAATAATGCCTGTCCAGTTGTGTCTGCGGGATCATAGTTTCCTGAGAATGAAACGGTCCCTGGATCTCCAGCCCCCCCGAAAACGAAGGATTGAACTAAATCACCAAACTCCGTATCCTCCAACGTTTGTGCTATATATCCGCTCAATGTCCAAGTTGATAATCCCGCAATCTTGTTACTGCCATACATCACTTTTGCCAACTTGCCTGGTACTGCTCCCATTTTCCTTACCTCCTTGTTTTATTCTACTAAGACCGTAGAGTAAAGTTTTTGTCCTGGAAATCGATCATAAAGCCATTTCCACATTGCCATGAACCTATCGTCAGGTTCCCACCCCTTATGGAATCTACTACAATAATGCTCTGCCCATGCGTCAATTATCCATGCCGTACCCATTTCCTTTGCCCGCATAACTGCATAGGTTCCATAGAGATCAAATCCTTCAAGGGCCTCATCAAATCGAAAGCCACTTTTCATATTGACGATAATTGTGCTTTCATCAATACAAGAACATGGTGAGGGGTATTCTTGAGATCCCGCGATCCAAAGTGGTGTGCTCATATCATGAAATCTCCCGCAGAGCTCGCCCTTTTCATCCTTTCCGACTATCCCAGCGATAATCCAATTTTCTGGAAGAAGGGCAAGCTGGGCCTGTACCTTTCCAAGCCACGCCTCCCGATAATACATGTCCTGGTGAGTGAGGATACCGATCTTCGCCCCCTTGCTTTCGATAATGTCCAAAAGTTTATTTAACCCTTTTGCCGCACTTTCTGGATTCATGATCGTATAACAAGGAATATCCCCAATTTCAGAATTTCGTAGTATCATTTCCAGTCGATGAAGATTATTTACCATGCAACCAAAGGCGATCCTGTGATTGCCATCATCCCATCTTCCAGACTCATAATAATTGAAAAAGGCATAAAGATCAGGTTCATATCGGATCTGCTCGCCCGATTCTTTATGGTGTATTGCTATCTCACCATCCCATTGATGGGAATCCTCATTGAATAGATGTGCCTTGAAGATTTTCCCTTTGACAAAAGACTGCTGGGCACTGATTCCCCCTATCTGAACGTTCTCGGGATGAGCGTAGAGCGTCGTTGTGGGATACTTCCTTATCTCTGGTACCCCAATAGGCATGAACTGACCCCGCTTCATGGAGATGATCACAATATCATCATCCATCTGCTTGATCTTATCGAATACTTCAGCCTCATACATATCGTCATCGTCGACCGTGACATAATAATCATCGTCAATAATCTCACCATTTTTGATAAACCAATTTCGCTTGAAATTCCCCGGCATCAATGCTTCACATTCTTTTGAATCCATGGGGATGATCACCGGGAATATCCATGGTTCATTGAATGCCGTTATCTCATTCTCAAACATAATCGGGTGCAAGATCACATCCATTGGCCTATAAGCCTGAATCAACGTTTTCTCAAGGTTGCGTCGCATAAAAGGCATGATCAGGTGGATCTGCTTCATGCTTTACTCCCTATCTTTGCGTTGTGGATAATCCCGATCCCCTGCAAGGGAACCTCTGACGTATAATCAAGAAACTCGATTGTCTTTTTCTTTGTAATCTTAATCTTTTTCCAAAACTCCACGATGTCCGGGCAGGTCGTTTCCTGGATATCGTGAAACATGCAAATTTTTGCGTGACGACCTACGTTCTCCCAATCCTTCTCTATCCATTTGGCGGTATGATCGCCATCAAGAAAACACAGGTCAAATTTCTGGCCGGCCATCTCATCACTTGAGATACCCTGAAATGAAAGATATTCTTCAGCATCGATGATTTCCTTGACCTCCGCATTGAGATAATTTGTCGGATCAATGGTCAGGCATCGGACATCAGGATTGAATCGTCTCAAATATTCAGAGACAAAAATGAAATTTCCGCCTTGAAAGGTCCCAACCTCGCAATAAGAATTGATCTCAAATTCACTTAGGTAAACTAATGCCTTTGCTATCTGATCCGGCGTTTGATAGATTCCCGCCATGTCAGGCGAGGCGTTTTTAAACCTTTCATCTTCCCCAAAGACGGGAGGGCCCCATTGAACGATCCCGAAGGCCCTCACAAGATTAACCACGACCTCGGGGTTTTTAAGATTTTCAAGGTCAAGACACCGGATAAGATTTTTAATAGCTATGATGTTTTTATTTTTCATACCAACTCATAACTGCGTTTTAATCTCATAATCCACAGCATAATGGAAAATCTGCCTCGTCCCTTCTGGCGTTTCCTCATCCTCTACCATCAGAATGGCATTCACTCTTTTCATCCAAACCAATGTATTGGCTTTGTCATGAGAAATGGCAGGGATGCTCATGGAACATTCATCGTATAATTCTTTTAGATGAGCAAACATATCCTCCACTTCCCCAGAAGATGACGCCGAAGAGAAAAGAGAAAATTGAATCAGAATATCATCATATGATTCTGTAAAGGTAAGGTCGGGTACGTCCGAAACAATCTGAATAACCACATATGGATATTCCGTTCCTTCTGTCGCATAACCTTTAAAAAGCCGTCCCCCAATATCATCATAGAGAGCGGTTGATGATGTCATTAGGCCGAAAATAGCTGTCGTGAGGGATTTCACGCCACCTCCTTAACCATTAAATCCAACATTTCATTTTCGGTATTTGGATTGATGATCCCTACGATATTAAAATATTTTGTACCATATTTAATTTTCCACGAGGCCTTAATATCGGCTCTATATCTGATCCTGATGCGATGGGTGATGGTCATGGACACCTGCATATTTGCAACCTGTTCCGAAGCTGAGATAGGCCAGATCGCTGCAAATACGGAGGCGACATCAACCCAACCCGTTGTAAATCCCCCCATTCCGTCCGGGACTTTTGTTTGATATTGCAAAGTAATCCGTTTTTTGAGATCTCCGATTTTCAAAATTCATCCCACAATCTTGCACTCGCCAAAAGGCGATCAACCGTTTTATTTTCAAAATAAATCTGTGCCGTTCCTACACTTTGTCTTTCTCGATTTTCATATATATCAGCACAGATCATTTTCATCGCTGCCTTAATTTTGTATGGTACCAAGGCTGCCGTAGTCCATCCACAAACGAATCTTATAGTTATCGGATTGCTGGGATAGAGTGTCCCAGAAGGCCATGACTCTCCATAAGGTAAAACCACCCGCCCGCAATACTCCCCGTTCGTTTCCACAAGGTAGTCCGTTCCCTCAGTCAAAGTGATGTCATCCGCCGATGTAAGCCAGTCACTTTCCCTATATTTGATGCTCGTCACAGTCTGAAGGTTACCATAGGGTAGTTTAATAAAGTTGCTTGACGGCCATCCTGGTAAACAATAATCCCATGTCTGAGTGATGATTGCTCTGCGGCAAATATCTTCCACGTGCTCGCGTGCGCTCGTGATAATGTCATTTAAAAGAGTATCTTCTGCCGTTGTTGCTGCATTGATCAATATCGAAGTCCCAAACTCACAGGCATCCAGAAGCACCCTTGAGGCTGTTCGAATATATCTTTTGCTGCCGGTATAGGGCAGTTTATAATCAGTGTTATCATTTGCAGCCGTGACCGTTGTAAATGTGCCACCCGTCCATGTTGTGTATCCCGTCGCTAACTGGTCGGATTCCTGAATCACCGTTTCATTCGTTCCCGTTGTGCTGTTAGTTCCGCAATGTAAAAGAACTTCCGCCTGTTTGCCCAGGACATCAACACCGGTGCCAACGTGAACAGTAAAATTATTCTGAATGGCATGGGAGCCATAAGCCAGACATTGGTCAATATCGAGATTGCCGTCGAAAGAACCGCTGTCAAGTCTTAGGTGCAATTTTAATTCGTCGAGCGTGATTGGCTCAAATGCCGGGCCGACTATAAGTCCGCTTCCGCTTGTCCCTGGGACTGCCGTCGTTCCCGTTATTGTAGTTCCCATTATGGCACCACCGTAAATCCAGTTGGGTTTGTGAAGTTTATTCCACTCTTGCGCACCCAGCAATAATAACCGCCAGCGTCAAGTAGGAAGGTTACTATGCCCCCGGCTGTAGTCACTCCTGAAGCAATAGTATCGGTTCCCGCGAGGTCGGTTGTTATCCATACTTCCGCACCGTCTTGAACAACGCCATCAGCATCAACAATAATGGGCCATGAGATAGCACCTGCACCCGCCGCCGCTGTTATCGTCCAAACTGCTCCCGGCACGCCGATAACCTGCACATTTGCCGTTACGCTTGACGGGCAAATCACAATCATATTGCCGTTCGTTTCTGCCTGAGTCAGATCAAATACATAATAGCCACCCTCAAGTTCTGTTGGGTTCGCGTCGTCAACAGGATTTGCCGCGCCGCCATCAAGCCGGAGATTCGCCGTGATATTCAAAAGGTCGCCCGTTTTCGGCAAGCCCGTTGTGGTATCGAAGGCGAACGCAATCCATTTTTGACCGGCGGTATTTTTAATCATTTCATCCTCACGCCGCCATCAATCGGCGGTAATAATGGTCAAAATTTCGGTTCTGTTGGTTCATCATCCATGCCGGAATTGCCCTGTCAAACATACACCAAGGGAAGGCGTAGAGATAGGCGATCTCCTCGTCGGAGAGGGCGCGGTTGTAGATGGAAACGGAGGAGATGAGACCGGTGAGCAATTGCGAGTTATTTTCCCTGCGCCCGATGACAACTCTCTGTGTATTAGTGCAATTTATAGTTCCAGCTTGAGACTTAAAGTTAGAAAGACCATCTCCATAAAAATATACTCCTATCCCTTGTTTTAAAACAACTGCCACAAAATGCCAGTTATAATCGGGGAATTGAGAAACATCTGATAATTGGGCGAAATCGTTGAGAGTGTCAGTCCAATTAAGATATAAATTTCCACTTGAACTCCATTTAAGTTCGTACATGGGGGGCAAGATACCGGTACCCGTTTTAGCAATTACGGTAGCCCAAGCGTCTGCAAGTCGTTTAGCCAATATCACCCAACTCATATCTCCGGTTCCCATATTCAACGCTGAATTGTGGGAGATGAAAACATAATCATTACTCCCATCAAACGCCAACGCCCCGCCATGAGGCCCGGGAACCCATCCGGAGGTGCCGGACATCGGGGCCATGTTAATCATTTTGCCGTCGTTCATCCCGCAGGAGTCGTGAACGAGGTCGCCGCACATCTCATTCACGGTGTATTGTGCGACAAGCCCTTGTGAGGCCCAATGAGATCGACTAAGGGGAATCCCAAAGGGCGGTTTTATTTGACTAAGCCATTCCATTATGAGTCTGCTCCACACGCCGTCTGATATACCACTTCACAGTTGGCAATCGTCGCATCAAGAATGAAAAGGTTTTTCATGAGATGATTAAGATTTCCGGCAGTTGGATTATCGACTGGGATCACTTTCTGATTCGCCGCCGCCGTGGATTTCACGGCCAGAGTAAAGGCCGTCTTTCCCGCACACATGACAAAACTGAAAAGTTTTGTCCATTCGTTCACGGTCACTTCATTTCGCACCTGTACGATAAATTCAGTTCCGAGGTGGGCCGTTGTTCCGACAATCGCACAGAAAAGATGCAGCATCCCGGAGCGGACTAAGGAAAGATCGGCCTCTACAGGCGTGGGAGGGACGGCATTTATGGCGATTGAGGTCCAGTCAAGAAGTTCGATATTCTGATATTTCGTCAAGGTGGTAAGTCCGGTCAGTCCCGTCATTCGGACCTTGGAAACAACCGTTGAGCCAGTCGCTCCATAGTTGTTATTGACGATTACCCGGAGGCCAAGAATCTTCTCTGCATCAATGGGGATCGCCACGCTTTCAACCGCCTGTCCAGCAAATCCGTCAGCATGGACGGCATAAATGGCAGCGGTGTTTAGGTGTTGAAATTGTAAATTATCGAGGACTTCGATGGTATCGATTGCGGCCATATTATACCCCCAATCCGTTCTTTAGAGTTGTTATCGCCGTATCCAAGGCCGCTGAGTTATAGATGATTTGTGCAGCCTTATAATCATCTATGGCTTTTTGCATTTTCTCCTTGAATTTTCCAACGACAAAAGCAGGGGTCTGCCCAGTCCAGTAATTTTCCGAAAAATCTCGGTCAATCAGGACCGTCGAGCCATCGAGATATTGCAGGTTAAGAGTGATCTGATACAAACCTTCTTGCGAAAGCGTGACTGATTTCTTTGTGACTATGATTGAGAGTGCCATGTCATCTCCTCATCTGAAAGATTCAAAAATCCTATGCCAGATAACCCGCGGGGTTGATCGCCCGATATCTGCATGAGGTTATACAAGTTGTCGGGTCATCTGTCGCCGTTCCGCCAACAATGGTCAATTGAATCTTTTTACCGACCGGCAAGGCGAAGGGTGTCGCATAGGTGAATACTTTATTATTGGTCAGATTTACTTTGAGCCCCGCCGCCGATGCAATCAAGACAATGACCGTGGTCGTATCTGTCTGAACCGTTATTCCTGTCAGGGCCGCATCATCCGTCAAATCCTTGTTCGGCAATGTCAAACTGAAATACTCCACATAGACAGAACCTCCCGTTGCTGTAAAGAGATCATAGGTCGCTGCCGCTTGATGGAGGTCAATTGTTCCTGGCTGGACAACACTGTTGACGCTGTATGCAAGCCAGTTGTCACCGTCATAGGTTTTAAAAAGCGTCCCGGTATCATAAGCCCAAAAATATGATCCCGGTGGTATACCTGTCGGTTTGCTGTCAGTGGATAATCCGGTAAATCTCTTGATGGTTGTTTCGAGTAGGACTGTCATTTTACTCCTCCTAATATTTGGAGTAGGCGGGGAATTTCACCCCGCCCCCAAAAAATGTTTTTACAGAAGCGCCACCACATCAGCACCCGGATCAATGGGAGTATAGAGAACCCCAAATTTCAGGGTTCCGTCAGTTGCATTGGCAACCGAAGATAAAAACCCGATTCTCCCGACACTCGGTACGCCCGCTAACGGGGTTACTCCTAAAATGGTCGGTATGGTAGCAGGAAGATAAGAAATGCCAGCAGATAGCGTGATCGCTGCTGCCGCAACTGACCCGCCAACATAGGTAATCCTGCGACCCGGAACGAAACCATTGGCAGACGCATGAATCAAACTCAATGCCGCCAATGCGATTGACGGTGTGTCTTGAATATAGTTAAACACCGTCTGGACAGCACCGACTATCGTTTCCGTCACTTCTGCAAACAATGCATGAATGATAACTCGATTGGTAACCTGAAAATAATAACGCTGGACCGTTTCGCCCCACACCGAAAAGATTGATTCTCCGGATTCGACAAACAACCCGTTTTTGATGTCGGCAATTCTGGCAATTGTAGATGGACTATAATTCATTTTCATTCTCCTTTGGGTTCATCCTGTTCGGATGCCACCCTGAAAAAGGTTTACTTCTTTGCCTTTTCGGCCTTAGCTGCTTCTTTCGCTTCCTTGGCTGCCGCCTTGGCTTCCTCGGCTGCTTCTTTCGCCTCCTTAATAATCTCAGCAGCCGCATCTTTTGCCATCTGCTTAGCTAATGGAGTTGCATCTCCGAATGCTAATTTTATTTCTTCCTTCGCAATCTCTCTGACGATTGCCTTCACCTGTTCCATGTCTTCTCGTTGCATATTTTTAACCTCCTATGAATAAGGTAAACGGAGCGACCATATTTCAGGCCGCCCCCAAATCAAAGATTAAAGATTCTCATTTCCCTGGAATCGCATACCATCCAGTAAATAGGTCACCGAGATAATGCTGGACGCATGACCGCCGGAGCATCCTAACTGGACGTATCGATAACCAGCGGAGAGATCCGCGCCCTTGATATAGAAAACGACGATCTGCGAACCAGTATAGACGCCCGTATCAATTGTGTATCCGAGGCCATCAGCCTGTCTCACTAATGTCGGATCGACCAGGGCACTCGTTGCTACCCAGATCGGAAACTCCGCAAAAGTTGTGATTGCCGTGGTTCCAGATGCCGCCGTCCCTTCGTGGACGGTCAATATCACATCCTGATCGCCACCGCGATAGTGGGAAACGATGATATAAACCCCGTTGCATTTCGATAAATCGGCCCATGCCGAGGTGTCACCAAGGGCATCTGCCGACACTGGTTCATGCCCCATCTGAATACCTTGAATTTCGGGATTGAACATTTTAATTACCTCCTTATCTGTTAATTTTTATGACCTTGTTTCCAAGGCGATGAAATCTGATTGCGTTGCTGTTGCCCCACCTTTATAGGGGGTAAGGACAGAGGCCCTTACGGGTTGGCCATCTATACGAAGTACAAAGCGAAAAACGCTCTCATCGTAAATAAAACGTACGTGAATGCTCACGTCACTCTGAATCCCGCCCTTCTGGGCCAGGATGTACCCATTCATGTTGGCGAAGATGATATCGCCGGCAGTTCCCAAGGCTGCACATTGTTCGATGGGGATTACTGGACGGCCAAAAAGTGTTCCATAAGGCTGACCACTCAGACCGCCAGCGGGCATATAGATCGGTACACCTCCAGTGCCAACGGCCAGGGACATTGTAAAAAGTTGAGGCTCAATCATCTGATTGATGAGCCAGATTGAATTGGCCCGACTCGCTGCAAAGAGGCGGGAGTACATTTTGATGACATTCTCGGCTACAATGGTCGCAGCTTTCTGTCCGGTTTCCTTAGTCACGCTTACAAGACACCCAGCATTCAGGATGCCAAGAGGTTGTCCGGCTCCAGTCCCGTTGATAATCGCATCGTCAACAAGGAAGCCAAACTCCGATGGAAATGCTGCTCGGATGAAACTCTCAAGGGCTGCCGCATCTGCCAAGAGTTCGTCGGTCGCATAGCAAAGACCGATGAGCTTATGGAGATTGAGTTCGATCTTTCGGAATTTCGGTTTGCTCTTTGTTTTCTCTTCCGCCTCGTCTGCCCAATATCCGGCGATCCCGCCGAATCGAGTAGAGGCTCGGGATGTTTCGTCAACACCGTTGATCTTGATACTGTTAGAAACGGCACTGATCTGCTGTGACCGGCATCTTGATGCCAAAATCCCAGTCGTCATAAGATCCTGCAAAAGATCATTTGTGAAATCCTGCTGAACTAAAAAACCTCCCTCGGAAGGAACGGTTTCGTTCAACCCAGATGCCGCTGCCGCTGTGAAAAGTCGAGGGTCAACCCTACCAGCAGGACGTCCAGCCTGATAAACAGAAACCAATTGCTGACCGAGACTGGCAAAACGATCCTGCGGTCGGGGTTCCGCTTTCCCACCTTGCGGACCTGGCTTTGTCACAGGCGCACCTTCTGGGGCTTCCATCGCGGTTCTGATCCGTTCCTGACGTTCCATAGATGCGATAATATTCCGATGGTTTTCGATGGTGTCAAGAATCTCTTTCTTGACGGAAAGTTCTGTTTCCGAGATATCGCGGTTCTCGATTTCGCACTTTGCGTCAATTTCCTTTGCCTTCTTCATGAGGGCTTTCATCTCTTCCTGATATTGCGTTAATGTTTTAGCCATTTTTTATCTCCTTTTTAAAAATGATTTTAAAAAATTCTCATTTCCAAGCCAACAACTCCGACACGCGATCCTTTCTCGCTGGCTTCGGTTTCTCTACATCCCGCAGAGGTTCCGTTGCTTTCGGGGGATCAACAACCTGGCCTACATCACGCAGGGCGGCTGTATACCCCTTGGCAAGAAGGACCTTTCTAAACTTGACGCTACACCCTACATCACGCAGGGCATGCTCAAGGTCTTTCTCTTCTGGTATTTCTTTCATGGCCGTGATCTCTTTTGGGATGTGCTTAAATCCCGCTTTTGCCATGACTGGAATGAACTTCGCACATGCTGCCATATCCATCTCTTCGGCAATTTCATCGATAAATCCATTTTCCAATGCTTCATCAGCCGTCATCCACGTTTCGGCATCGAGGAGGACTTTGATATCGGCCTCTGATTTCTTGGACTTTCCGACATAGGTGGTGATCATCGTCCCGGCGATCTTATCGAGCACATCCGCCAGACTCCGCATATCATTGGCTGTTCCCATCGCCAACCCTTCCGGATTATGGATCATGTAAAGAGCATTCTCGGCCATAATGACCTTGTTCCCGGCCAGGGCGATCACGGAAGCAATGGAAGCGGCAAGGCCATCAATGTAGGTCGTGACATTGGCCGGATGCTGTTTGATGAGGTTATAAATTGTGATCCCGTCAAATACGACGCCACCCGGACTGTTGATATGGAGATCGATTTGAGAGGCTTTAATCTCAGAGAGTTCCTTCTGAAAGTTCTTGGCCGTCACTCCTCCACCAGTCCAAAAGTCTTCTCCAATCATCTCATAAATCCATACTTCGGCCTTGTCGGCTTTATTGGTGATTGAATACCATTTCATCTTCCCATCCTCCTCTTATGCGGCTATCAAAAATGTTAATATTTGATCTTCTTCATAAGTCATCATGATTTTCTTTCTTATGACAAAATCAATTACTCCAAGAGATACTCTGGGCGTGCCGATTTTTTCTTCCGATGAAATTCCATTATTTGCAATACTTAATTCAACATACGGCATCCATAATTTTTCTTTTGATTCGATCCCCTGAAGATAAATATTTAATTTAGGTTTATAGCCGGGAATGATGTACGTTCCGGCCTCATAAAGAGCAATCAGGGAAACAGTCGGGGTCCCCAGGATTTCATCGGATTCTATCCCATTGCAATTAACATCTATAAAAGCAGGGACCAAAACTATATCAAGACTTCCTAAATCTTCTTCGGTAAAAATGCCGGTTGCTGAAACGTCAAGAGTAAAATCCAGGTTCCCGATTATCTCAGTTTCTGCGATTCCGGATGACGAAACATCAAAGGTCACCTGAGCCGATCCGGTCACCTCCGCCGTTAAGATTCCGGCGCTTAACAAGACAAGCCGAAAGTCAACCGATCCCAAAATAACGCCGGTCGCTATATTCCCGACTCCGTTAATGACCAGAGCCGCAGCTCCGGACTGGAATGCGTTATTCTGAAAAGCAGTTGATTGAAAAGCGGTTGCCATTATTTTAGCCTATCAATTCCAATCTTTTTCACTTCTTCTGGTGTTTTGGCCTTCTCAAGCTCTTTCAAAATAGTTGTAGGGAGATCCCGAAGTGTCTGGCGATCTTCCTCAATGCGTTTAACATCTTCCATTTTTCCCTGCCCCATTGCCCGCATCCAATCTCTATCTTTCTGCTCTAAAATTGGGACTCTTTCTCGCCGTAGATGTTCAAGATGTAATTTACGGACGTGATCCATGTCGTGGTAAATCTTCTTCCCATCATCCCGCCAGGCATTACGATAAAATCTATCAGGAGGTACATCGTCATAGGTAATCTGCCGCCAACTTACGGCATGGTTGCCCGTCGGATTACTAGGGATTCTTTTAACTTGTGGATCTACACCCTCCTCAGTAGGCAACTTCACACTGTATGTAGGAATATTACCGAAAGCCTTTTTTACTTCTTTATCTACGTTCTCCGTAGTTGGAGGTTTCTCCCAACGGATAGTCCCGTCTGGCTTTCGCTCCCTGATCACAAAGTGCATGATTGTCAAGGTTCCATCCGACATCGTAATGGAAATGGGTACGCATTCTGTTTTCATGCCTGATCTCCGAATCCTGCTACATGGTAATATTTAGGATCTCTCAAAACGGCGGTGGTTGCAGTGGTATCACGGGAAGCTATCACAACCGTTCCCGCAGCCTGCCCCGCCAATTTTATATACCCTGTTTGCACGTTAGCGGCCTCAGTCAAAGCGTCCGAGATGATTTCAACCGTTACCTGACAACACCAGTTTACGCTCGAAAAATCCGTCGCAATGGTGATCGTAAGAAGACCCGTCCCTGTGTCTGCGAAACTGGTTACATTGTAGTTAGCCAATCCTGGTGAACCCGTTCCGGCCCCTGCACAATATAACCAGAACTTTGCCGCCGAGGGATGGAATTGCATAATTGCTGGAGTAACATATTGAACGGCCTCCGTTCCCGCTTCCATATCTGTTTGATCAGCAACAGCAACATCTCCCGTATTTGTACCAGAAACAGAGGCATCAAGAGGAACCGTAAGGGTTTTCGATGTCGTTCCACCGGCGATAGTAAATCCAACGGCCTGAGCGGTCAGGGTAAGGGCATTGATCGTGACAACTACCAGGGCATTGATCCATCCCCCAAGCCATTTCTTAGTGGCCGTTCCTATCGTCCCTTCTCCGGTTGCTCGTGGTACTATATTCCGTGTAGCCATTTGCCTTTCCTATATCGGCATGATGTCTCCGTTTCCGTCTAATTCGTATATTGCATCTACTATTGTCACGCCCCCGGCGAGCGGCTCTACATCTCCGTTGCCATCGAGTTCAAAACTCGCAGACACATTTTCTGTTGGCATCATGTCCCCATTGACATCCGTTTCAAAAAGTCCCACGCCGTGGCCCGCATTCCAGTTTGAAGGTTGAACAAGCGTTGCATCTCCTCCATCTGCTATAGCACTTTGAAAAGGGTGGAAAATTCCCATTCCTTCACTCTATAATTTAAAAATTTTGTTGGCGCCCACATCCCAATTTATATTTACGGTCTGCCCTACCGCCGGAGTACAGGGAAGACCCGACGCCGGAGTATCGATATAGGCGATCAATCTTGCAGTTGCGTCTGCTCCTGTGTGCTGAAAGATAATAATGGCATTACAGGCAACCGCAGCCGTCGCAACAAGGGTCGTATTGGTCGCATTAAAAACCCCAAGTGCATAACTTTTCCCCGCAAGGGCCGCCGATCTTCCATTATCCACCGCGCCCAAATCCACAAGGAATTCGTCGGCATCATCAAAGACATAGGACGATTTCACCAGCATGGCCCTAACATCCCCCGTCATGTCTATGGTGGTATCAAGTATTCCTTCCCTTCCTAAGCCAAAAAGCGCATTTGCCATCCTACATTTCCTCCTCTATCACTTCCGCCCTTTTAGGCTTATCATCCATATCTCGATAATTAATCATCTTTTTTACTTTCCCTTTCTCAATATGGACGTCAATATTGACGGGAGGGGTCGTGACGTTGATCAGGGGAAACCCTGAATTTCTGATTTCGTTCAAATCAAATATTTTCTTTTGTTCAATCATTTTCGGCATCGGCGTCTTCTCGGGAACTAATGCTGGTTTCGGTACGGGTTGAGGTTGACCACCGCCATCCTCAACAGCGACCATGTTCAACGGTACATAATGTTTATCGCCACCATCTATCGGGTCCATGTCCTCTTTTTCTCTGATCTCATTCTGGGAAATCGCACCAACCATCCACAATTCCTTGTAAAACGCAGCCCGTGCCGCCGCATCGCCCCTCATAAGTCCTTCTACGTTATGCTTAAAATAGAGGCGTCCCTGGCCATAAAGTCCACGATCCCCAGCCGTCAGGAGTTGTATGTTGTAATTTGCCTCCAACCTCACAAGCCATGGAAGAATTGAATCGATAACAAAGCTGATTTGCTCCTGTTCGATATTGGAAAAAGAAGACCGTGTTAAATCCTTGAGTTTGTGGGGAGGGAGATTAAACCATCGGGCTATCTCAGGGATTTGAAACTGTCTCGATTCCAAAAATTGACTATCTTCAGGGGGAATGCCAACCTTCTCAATTTTCATCCCTTCTTCAAGGAGCATGAGTTGATGGGACTTACCGAGGCCGGAATAAACTTCTGATACTGCTTGCCGCATGTCCTTGGGGTCTTTTACCTGATGGGGATGAGTTACGACCGCACTGGGATGGGTTCCTTGCCCAAAATAAAGGCTTCCAAATGTTTCCATCGCCATCGCCAGGCCGATAGACTTCCTGGCCATGCCAATGACTGAATATCCTATGAATCCATCAAAACCAAGACCAGGGACATGAAGAACCTTTTCTCTCGGGAGTGTGATATTCGGACCGGTGTCCATCCTGATTTCATAGACAAGGTTCCCGCCTTGCATTACAGGAGTACATCGGTTAGGTGTAATCGGCCAGAGTTCTACCACTTCTCCATATCCATTCCTGACTTTCTCAGCATATCCATTACCCCAGGTCAAGACATGGGCCATAAGGCATTCACGCCCAACTACCGCCGTCATGTATGGATTCCATTGATCATGCATGACCTGATAGAGTTTGCGGTCATCGGCAATGCGTTTTGTCTTTTCCTTGCGTTGCATCAAATGAAGAGGAAGAGTTCCGATTGTTCCAGAGATGAGGGAAACAGCATTCCAAACAGCGGAGTAGGTAAGGGCGGTTTCTTCGGTGACGTTCTCGCCAGATAGGGATTGTGAACCTAAAAGTGACCATAATGATCGGTCCCAACTTTTAGGATCGTTAAGAGACAATCCACGGATAAGATAATCTTTTATCTTCCCAAAAATTGTCAAATCATATAACCCCAATAAAAAAGCCGACCTGCCTGAGCTCAGATCGGCTTTTACCAGAAAGGAGAGAGAAGAAATGAGGGAGCGACCCTCTTAGTTAAACTTTAGTTAAACACAAAAAAAAGGAATTTACAAAGAAGAATTGTGACCAAATGGAAAATTTGGAAGGATTGGAAGGTTTTTTTATTCAATTGATTTCATTTTGCTCTCCATCCGGCAATTTATGACGGATTCTCGTGGAATTCGGATAGTCCCACGGATCTTCTCAGCTTGTAAAATGCCATGATCGATCCAGAGGTAGATTGTCGAAATGGATACATCAAAGTAGATAGCACATTCATCAACCCGCAATAGGGGTTTATTTGGAAGATCGGTCATCATCTCTCCACTTCCTTCAAATCCAATGGCTTTCCGCACTTCTTACAAAGTAAGCACGGCACTTGTGCGGTTAGTTCCTTACCGACCGGTGAAAGGATAGCCGACACGGTGAAAAGCTTTATAGCCCCCTCAAAGAACTCATGCCCGCATTCACAGACCTTCGGCGTCGCCTTATCAAGATCAACCTGAACCTGAATCTGTTCCCCCGGACGCAATGCCCTTGGTGCCAATCCCAATCCCTTACGTCGTTCTGCTTCTCCCATTGTTTTCTCCTTTCAAAGCATCATACGTTTTTTTATGGATTCAACATCCAGATTTTCATAGACCGATATTTCCTCTTCTTTGAACATCGCCCGCCCCCAGGCCATCATCAGAGCTACTAATCCATCAATCTTATCAGTGGCCTTTAATTTATCTGGCGCCACATTCCCGTTCGCATCTGCACGCATAACGAGATTATCTGCGTTCCACCTTGCAACCGGATTCCCGCCATGCCTTACTTTCCCTGTCATGATCTTGACAAGAAGATCCTTGGCCGGCTCATTGAATGTCTTGGCGCCCTGTCTCATTTCGACCATTTGGAAACCATGTTCAGCGTTCGCCGGATTCAATTTCTCCATGATCCGGGTCGCCGTCGCCTGGGCATTCCACGAATCGTAACCGATCTCCCCAAGTTGATAATTCTCTGCTGCCTCAAAGATATCCTTCTCGATAAAGGCGTAATCAATCACATTCCCGGGCGTGGCTATTAAAAATCCCTCCTTCTGCCAAATATCATAATTCACCCGGTCAACCTGGGATCGCTTTATGATCCCTTCTTCTGGACAATAAATTTTCCATATCACATCAAAAATCCCATCTCGATCATCTGGAGGAAAAACTAAGACAAAGGCCGCCAGATCGATTTTTGATGAAAGGTCGAGTCCACCATAGCACTTCCGGCCTTTTAGGGATTCTAAGTCAACCGGGCCAGCGCAGGAATCCCATTTATCCATAGGCATCCATTTGGAGAGTTGGCGAATAGGAATATTGAGCCTAAACCGCTTGAAATTCTGAAAGTCGATAGGGTTCTGTTTGGCCTCATTATAGTCCTGCCTGATCTTGTCAAGAGTGAAGATTTGACCGAGGGAAGGGTTGACCCGTTTCCAAAGTTCCTCATCTTCTGGATCGTCTTTCTCGAGATCGGCCAGGTAGAGGACAGGAAGCAACCGGTGATCTTCGATGGTTCCGGCCTTGACTTGTTGGGCGCGGGTCCTAAGTTTCCACCAAATCGATTCTTTGTCATAGATCCCCGCCGTGGTGATCACAAGCACTATCTGTTGACGACGGGCATAGTCAGTGCCAGCCGTGAGGACCTCATAAAGCTCACCATTAGGATGAGCATGAATTTCATCGATGATAACCGCTGATGGACTTAGACCGTGTTTTGTATAGCTTTCTGATGACAGAACCTGCATGAAGCTATTTTTCTTTTTAAAAACAAGTCTCCTCCGGGCATCTAACCGCTTGATGTGTCTCGTCAGGTCTGGTGAATTACTCACCATCGTCGCTGCCGCCTGATAGACTATCCCAGCCTGTTGAATGTCCGCAGCCGCCAGATAGACCTCCGCTCCTTCTTCTCCGTCATTGGTAAGCATATAGAGACCGACTGCAGCGCAAAGTTCAGATTTTCCATTCTTTTTCGGAATTTCAACATAACAATTCCTGTATTGGCGGTATCCATCATCGTTGACCGTCCCAAACAGAGGCTTGATAATGTCGTCCCATTGCCAGGGGAGAAGGATAAAGGGTTGACCGGCCCACTCACCCTTACTGAAAGAACAATAGGTTTCAATAAATCGTTTCACCCGCAATGCTTTCTCTTCACAAAAAGGCATGATCACTCCTCAAAAAACTCTCCTGATTTCTTTTCTACTTTCTTTTCCGGCTTCGGCCTGAATGACTTTAATTGGCATGAAATTATTCTGTCAATATCCCGTGACATCTTAGCGAAAGCAGACTCCTTAAATGTGCTATGTTCCTGCCCAGATGAATCTACAAACTTACATTCCTGTAAAAGTGATTTATTTACATCATGAAGAAAGTCATCGACCTCATCTCTTCGAGCAAGGTTCTTACAGAGCTTAATAAATTCTGGAAGAGTGGCTTCTGTAAGAGTTCCTTCCTTCTCAAACTCCACCGACAACATCTTCCAATAAATCTTTGATCTACCTTCAATTTTTGACCATGCCGGAATTCTCAAAACCTACCCTTTTGACAAAAAACCAACAAAAATTCGCGCACTATGACCACCTCGGTTATTCAGACTCATTCCCCAGAGATTTGACCCGCCCTCCTTATGGCTCAATCAGGCATTTCAACCTTAACACTGACGTTCTCAATGCCCTGTTCATCACGTCTGATCCCAATCCCCGTTACTTCCATTCCCGTCTTTTGTTCGAACTCCCTGATCTCTTGGCATATTCTGAGACCCAATCCTCTCTTGGCATCTGCTAAGTCTTTAATGTCCATTGTTTTTACTCCATCTGTCGTTCTTGTGTTTAACCTCATGACACTCAATACAAAGAGATTCAAGATTATCCCAATCATAGACAGCACCACCTTCCGCAATTGGGATGATGTGGTGGGTCAATGTCGCTGCCGTTGTCTTGCCCTGCTTCTCACATTCAACACAAAGAGGGAACTCGTTTAGGTGCATTTCCGACACCTTATGCCATCGAGCATCGTAACCTCTATCACTTGCAGACTCTCTTTCCTCTTCGTATTTCTTCTTAACGAGATGATCATGAGTAGGACAGTATCGTTCGTTCGTTATCAGTGGACATCCTGGGAAGTTACAGGGGTGCTTTGATTTAAATGGGCTCATTTAAACTCCTCTATAAAAATAGAAGTCCTCAGCTCTACTCCTACCATCATATTTTACCTTTAAGTTTTCGGCCTTAATTTCTCTTCCACAGTATTTACAAATTAGTCTATCTTTCCCCTTTAAAAATTCCCCGACTGTTTTAACCTGAAATTCCCTACAAATATGACAACGAAAAAAAGCTTTCATTAAACTTCCTTAATTTTGATATGATGAAAAAATAACATCATCTTTCTCTTGATTGGATATTTCTGATCGAGTCCCCGAGATCCCTTACAATCAATAACCACCGTTTCACCATCGGGATAGGTGACCACAAAATCAGCCGTATAGGTGATTGCTCTTTCGATCACCTTCTTTTTCTCAATCTCTTTCCCCTTTTTATTGAGACACTTTTCCACTTCACATTGATTAGGGAGGAGCTCAAAGGTCTTCTGCCTTTCGAAGTCTTTAATTTCTCCCCTTTCTTTCATAGTCTTTAGGTCGAGATAAACGGAACTTTCTTTCTTTGAGTCGAAGAGGATTCCATCGACCATAACTTTCTTATTTCGGAATTTATTTATAGAGGCTGTCTTAAAAAATGGATCCGGCATATTTTCTCTCTAAAGACGACTTTCTTTTTCTTTATAAAGCTGGACCTTGCGATTAATCTCTTCTCTTTCTTTCTTCTTCTTTCCTTCATCATCGAGAGAAAAAGGGTTTTCGGGGGTACTTCCCTTAACTTCTCTTAACTTAACTTCACTTAACTTAACTTCACTTATTCTCCCATCCAGGTGGCATCGTACACCCTCGGGGGTGTCGTAATACACCGTCATGGGTGTATCTCCTATTATCTTTTTGATTTTACTTGGTATTTTATGAATTCCTTTAAAGAATTGCCGTTGATCCCAGACAGGATCACGAATATAGACCGTAGAATTAATGTGGAAAACATCCCATAACTCCGCAATATTTAATTCAATTATGAGATTTTTTATCTCTTCTAATGGGATATCGTCTCGGAATGGGACAATATTAATTTTTATGTCCCGAGGTTCGCCGGCCTGGAATCCCTCATCATCGAAATGGGATATTGCCCAGGTATAAAGGAGTGCCGCTTTGAGTGATATTTTATTAACCTTTTTCGATTGACTAATTGATCCCCACAACGATCTTCTTTCTCTTGTCATGTTAACCCCTTGTGAAAACAAACATTTGTAATGAATTCAACAACTTGCGATATTTTAACCAAAATAGCAAAAATAATGCTTGACATCTTATATAGGCTATGCTATATATATAATTAAGATGATACAAATAAAAAAGGAGGTAATGGAAATGAAAGGATGCTTGAGAGTAGTAAGGGGTCAAGAGATTAAATTGATACTGCCAGGTCCGTCGATCACCGTAAAATCTGATGGCACGCTGTGGTCCTCTGGTATGCCGATTTTGGGAATTGAAGATGCAACGGAAAAAGCCCGTATCGCTGAGCTGGCGAGAGCCAAAAAGTATGATGCGATCCCCGCCGAATATTTTACCCGCTTGGGAGATAACCCAAATGGACTTTGGGCTGGTACTGATTCTGATTGGGATAAACATCCACTTAAAGCGGAGCAAGATCGGATCGCAACTGGAAAAGAGGTGGAGCGGGCTAAGCGGGTCCGAATTTATCTGTCTTCCCGAGGTTGGGGAGATTTTTCTCCGTGTGAATGGGTAGGAAACATTACCCGCCCCGACGCGGAGATATTGGCCGAGTGCCGACACCAACTGGCTTCCGGGCATGATGTGGATCAGCCTAATCAATCGGATGATGAGATTATGGCAAAGATCGTAAAAGCCCGTGCGGATTGGAAAACCGCCCCCGCCCGTAAGGTAGCGAGGGAAGCTGAAGAAGCCGCCGATATCAAGAACAAAATCGAAACCGGGTATTGCTTTAATTGCGAGAGTTGGTGCCAAGGTGATTGTGGGCACTACAGCAGTGATCCACAAATTAAATTCCGACGCGATTTGGGTCAAGCGATATGTGAGCAAAATTACGGTATTAATGATTGACCTCAAACTAAAAAGGGGATGATTGGGATATCTAAAAATCCGAAAAAAGAGGGAAAGATGAAAAAGATGAAAGAAATAAATCCAGTATCGGCCAAAAGAGACAGAAAGTTTATCCATCTTGCAGATGCAATGATGATATCTACTCTCTGCGGGAAGGAAATTAAAACCGCAGAGGATACTAATGTTTGGTTTACGGAAACCCAATGCCCAAAGTGTAAAAAAATTTACCAAAAGGAGGATTGAAAAAATGGAAAAACAATGGGAATCAAAAGGACTGCATGAGCATCCGGCAAAGCACCAAACTGGCACCTTCGGGAAAATCCAACTCTCTAAAGCTGGTGTGTATGTCCTCAAGGTTGGCTCCTCACACATGAGCTGCCCCCAGGATTGGGCGACCAAGATCCACGCCCAGGAGCAAACGGATTCCGAAGTTGATTACATCCTCAAGGATATTCCTTTGGATGTTTGGAAATCGGCCAAGAAGAAGGCAATCGACGATAATAAATCCATGAAACAGGTTTTGCTCGAAGCGCTGAAAAAATACATCGAGATATGATGAGGACTTAAATTCCGATGAAGCCTCGGAGTGATCCGGGGCTTTTTTTTGCCTCGAAAAATCAGATATCATACCCATCTCTCTCTGACCTTGCTGAGGACATCTCCAATTTCCTGTAATATTTCCTGAGCAGCACCCCTTCGAAGGGCCTTTATAATCTCCTCCGGCGTGGCCTTAGTGATTGAATTATTCTGATTAGGGCCAATTCTCTTTGCCGATCTTTGTTTATATTTCCGGAACCCTTTGTCTTTCGCATTTATATTTCTTGGGTTTTCTTTTTTAGAGATATGACTACGATCTTTATGGCACTGACGGCACCACCAACCCAGACCGTCTTTAGACTTTGAATCTTTATAAAAAAACTCCTCCGTTGCCGGTTTCTCAATATGACACTTCGAACATTTTTTAAGAATATCTGCCATAATCTCCTCCTTTTTGATCTGCTTTAATGAAGCAGTTTCATCTCCAGACCTAAAGGTCCAGCCGCAGATGACACATTTGAGATGATCTCCCTCAAGAGAAGTTGATCCTTTTACTTTTATTACTCCCTCATGACCTTTTGGACATTTCATTCCTCAAGTATCCTTGATTCCCAAAGCGCAGCATTGGCGCAGTGACTTGAAGGTGTCTGAACATGGACATATCCCACCTGATTAATCCATCCCTTGCGAGATCCAGTTAATAGAATAGAGCCCCATGATCTGAGGGATGGAGGTTCCGGCACTTTCCCCCTCGCTTCGATTCTCACCATCTCCCCCGAGAATCGATGATGAGTTTTACAGTATTCTTCAAGGAAGGACAGCGCCTTCTCTGACCAGCCATTATTTATTTTCTCGGCGTGATTGAAGGCCTTCTTGATCCCCTTATCCCGCAAGTGTTTACTGGTAGGGATAAACGCAGAATCTTTGAAGGGGAAGGTTAGTTGAGTTTGCATTTAGTTCTTCTTATAAATAAGTCTTGGCCTTGCCCAATGTCTTTGAAAATTCAACCAGCGATTATCGTCATGCTTTCCCTTCTCATTTCTGTACAGCATGGCCATAGGGACAACACCCAAAGAAAGAATCGCTTTCAATCTTTTTTCTGCTTTTTTTTGTGTATCTCCTTCATAACCAATAAGGCAATATGCGCTTAGGATATGAGAAGAAGGAGAAAGGCCAGATAAAAAGAAAAGCTTGGCCGCAGAAACCAAGGGGTCATAATCATCTTCGGTGTCATAGGCAAGATATAGACGTTTTGGTTTCAGGGATAGAATTCTTTCAACGTGCATTCTTGTGAGAGCCTTTGAATCTAACCCACCTGAAAAAATGGGTTGTTTCGATTGGCGAGAAAGCATATCGCATACGTTTTGAAAATGCTCATTGCTGGATTGAAGAATATTATCATCCATGACATTCCAACCTTCGGTAATTGGCAATTCTTTTAATGTGCCATTCCTTTTCCATACCTCGCAAAACCAACACTGATTTCCACATCCACGAGATGTAATTACAGCTCCCCTTTTTAGGAAACGGCCAGGAACAAATTCTTTTTCTTTTTCTCCAAAAGCCGGACCTCCCAATTCAACATCAGAATAAAATCTTTTCCATGAATGATAGAGCCTTTCCGCCTCGGGGATATCCCACGTGAAGGCTACGGAAATTTTAACTGGCATTTCTGCCGGTCTAAAAAGAGAGGGATCTCCCACAAAAGCCAATTCATCATCGGGAGTCCATTTCGTTCTACGAGGGAAAACTCTAATCATGATTCCTCACAAAGAAGGTTAGTTGGATTTGGTTATTCATTTCTTAAAGGCGCCATCTTTCAAATTCTGATTTTCGACTGGTTTTCCCAGGTTTAAAAATGTTATATGGAATTCCCAAAAAATCGGCGTCGCATATTCTTTGGGCATTCTCTTCGGAAAAATCTAATGCCTCGGATATATTTGTAGATGTCACCACATGGCGATAACCTGGGGCTTCCTCCAATTCCTTGATAAATTGTCCATCCTTTTTTCTTCTAATCTTCATTCAAACCAATCCTTTCTTTTCAGCCAGGTATCTTGGCACACCCACGATCTTGCTCCAATCTCTGAGGTCAATTGCACATTTTGGGAGCCAAACCAACTTTTCACCGAAGTCAATTAGGATTCCCCCCTTATCGGTCTCCATTAAAATTTCGTCGAAAGGGAGTTCTATAAAATCGTCAGAGTTCATAAAACCTCTACCAGTTTACATTTTGGTCACAATATATAATAAGTTCCTAAAATCATTATCGGTTGACACTACTATGTTTAGTGTAATCTACTTAGTAATTATTAGGTTTTTGCCTCCTAAAACAGGAAGCAATCTGGTTACATTTATCGTTCTGTAATTATTTTCTACAACCTTCTCCGAGTTTCCGAGAATTCTGGCAATCGTGCTTAAAGATTCCCCCCTGTTTGCCAATTGGGAAGCCAGCGAGTGCCGAGTGGCATTCTTTAGAGCAATCATTTTGATTCCGTATTTTTGGTGAGCTTTCAGATTTGCCTGTCTCCAAATATCAGATGGTTTTTGTCTTCGATATTTCAGGCCTAATGCTGTGCAGAAAATATATTCAAGATGTTCAATCTTCTTCGGGGATCTCAAAATATCTGCAATCTCATCAATAATTGGTAGTTCGTTCTCATCATTTGCCTTCCTATTCCTAAACATAATTGTCCTTTTCCCCCAATCCACATCAGGTTTTTTCAGATTACAGGCCTCCGATGGTCTGCATCCATAAATCTTTATAAACCTCAAAATCCCATAATGCTGTGGAGGAATAAACTCAAAAACCCTTTCTTGTTCCTCTTCGGTGAGCCAAGGTTTATTTTTTTTGGGTACAGATATGGGAGGAAATTTGGGTATCTTTATAAGACTATCAGAATGAAACCATAAAAAGGCCCGGAAGGTCCCCTTGATCAATCTCAGGGTGGATGGTTGAAGTCCTTGTTTTGATATTTCTGTAAACCAATTATGGATCTCAATTGTTCGGATATCGCGAATGGATTTCTCTTTAAAAAATGGAATTAAATACCTTTGGAAAATCATCTCACGCTGTTTATAACGAAGTTGCTTAACATGGGAATGTTCTTGGTAGGTATCCCACGCATTCTGAAAAAGAAGTGCTTTGTCCTTACCCCAGGATGAGGGATCAAAAATTCCTTGATCGACCTCGGCCCGAATCTTCTCAAGCACACGCCTTGCCTGTCCTTCATGAAATATTTTTGAGCCATCAAGATATTTTCTGATCCAAATTTTCTGACCCTTCCATGGATACCAGACATAAAAATATTTTCGCCCTCTTGGTTTTATGAATCCTCCAGACATATCAATCCCCTCCCTCTCTTTAGATTTGGGAGGGATTTTATTTTGTTCAGACAATAAGGTCAAGGTCATCTCCTAAACAAAATGAAGCCGGACAGGGAGCTCTGAATCGACTTGTTTGAAAGGAGGGGTCTATTACGAGGAGGTAATAGGTAGGAATCGATCCAGTTACTATGTCCAGCTTCATTCTTTTTTTAGCCCTCAAACACTACCTGTGGTGGTATTTTGGGTTTAAAAAAAACTTTGTAGAACTTCTTCTACAATCTTCTCATTCCTTTTCAAAAAAATTTTCTATATACTTTTCAATATGAAAATTTTCTTCTGCTTCGATTTGGGAAATGCCTTTGGAAAGCACATGAACGATTGCTTGATTAATTGTGAGACCTTTTTTCTTGGCAAACTCTCTAACGAAATGATCTACTCTGGGTGGAAGTCTAACCGGTCGTGGATCGCATTGGATTCCCATTTCCCCTCCTATAAAAAAGTTGCCAGACCGTTTTTGAATTTGTTAAAATTAAATGTCGCTTGTGAGGAGGTGATTGCTTACAGGTCTGTTCATAAACCAATTCCAATAAATCCCTCCTCAATATTCTATGGAAGAAGCCTTAATCTTTGGCATTTGGATACAGCAGCTCTAAACGATCAACCTTGCCCTTCGTGGCCCGCTCTATGCGAAGAGCCATGTCGGGAGAGGGTTTGTATTTCCCAATTATCATCACCCGAAAGGATTTATAATTAAATTGGTTGATTTCACAAAATCTTTTTATAGTGAGGTTATTCTTCTTGAGAAAGTTACGTAAGGTTTTCATCGTTGAGGCTAACTTAACACAGACCCAGCCTGAAAGTCAACAAAAATCTTATTTGGGATGGACGATTGGCTGTCTTTTAAAAGAGAAAGGAATTAAGCCGGCAGAATTGGCACGCAGATTAAAGATTGATAGAGCGGCAGTAAGTCATTGGATAAATGGAACAAATGCCTTTAAAATCGATAATTTGCTAAAGGTACTTAAAGCACTTGAAATAGATTTCTTGGATTTCGCTGTGAGTGCAAATAGAAATACTTCTTGGGGTAAATTTAAAAAGTAATTGATATTTTAAAAATTTGGTATATAATACAGAAAAAAGGGAGGGATAAACCAATGAAAAAAATATGCTGGATTGTTTTTGGAATCACCCTTTTGTTAACTGCTTGTGGAGGGCTCAGGCCAACTCCTGAACAAATTAATTCAGCGGATTATGGGCCATTCCCCGAAAATTGGAAGCAGATCGTATCGAATGCCATTGCAGAGGAATTGGTAAGGCCAGAAGAATTATATATCCGTAAGATAGAACAACCTATTAAGACATGGATAGCTACTCCCGATGGTGAAATACTTTATGTCTGGGCTGTTTGTGGAATGACCGTTATGGGCCCAACGGGTAGAGGCCATCTTGAAGGATTTGTTGTTTTTATTCATTATGATAAGGTAGTTTATAAAGCCCTCGGTTTTGATCTTACAAAGCAAGTCCCAGGTAAGACATGGATGGGGAGAGGCATAGGGGGAAAGGCTTATGATTGTTGCCCGAATCTTTTTAAATCTTTTTAAAAAATAGGTTTAAATATAGATAAACTTCCAAACCCGCCCTTCGGCGGGTTTTTTATTGCCCACCATTTATAAAAATCTTTGATTTTCCCTAAAAAAACACTTGACAGGTTATTTTAATTGTGTTAAGTTAGGCTCAACATGGGAAATCAAACCCTAAATTGGAATACTCGCTGTCTTAACTCCATTCGGGAAGAAAAAGCTGAAATAGCCAAACGGTACAATATTCGATTCGGCCAGACCGAGATTTACTGTGGTCGATGTAAGGTTTCCATCTCAAATCCCACCAAACATATCTGCGCCGATCTCCAACTACAAAATTTCTATGAAGCTCAAAGAGAAAAAAAGGAGAAACTGAACCAAGAAAAACAAGAAATAAGCGATCACTTTTTGTGTCGGATTAGGTCAATTGGAAGAACAAAAGTTGCAACCATGCTTGAAATTAGCCCAAATACCGTAAACCGTTGGATTGATAGGGGGAAAATCCCGAAGCAATACCACAACAGACTCTCAACTCTATGAACTATACAGATACGTCGATTTTTGTGGCATTTTGGGTATTGAAATCATTGAAGAAATTAACCCTAAAAAGTGGGGTTCGGACATTTTTCAACCCCTTATCGTCATAAACCTTAGAGGATTTGAAATAAAGGCACTCAATGACTCAATCCAATCTCCAAGCTATGTTTCCCGAAACGGCCACAAGACTGACCCCTCCGAGACTGTCCGTGATCCGTGAGGATCGCCAGAAATGGCCTGTCTCCAAGAGGGTCCGGTTCGCCGGTACGCACGCCGTTGACGACGGAAATTTAACCCTTCACGTTAGGTGAGCAGGATTTATCCTGTGATTTGGGGGGCGAAAGAGAAGAGGTTGAGGGAAACAGTAGGAGAATACTATCAAGAGAAAGGAGGTGTTCCCATTGAAATCGGCACTTACTCAGATACCTAAAGTCATCGAAGGAATGCTCAGGGATTACAAAGACGACCTTGAGCAGGCGTGGGCGAATTTACAAGAAAATGAATCGCTCAACATTGGTCTATCGGCAAAGGTGGGATTTGACAAAAAGGGGATACCCGCCTGCGAGGTCGGAATCTCCTTCGTCAAAGAAAAAGTTAAAGATAGCGTGACATTTAATTGGGATGATAAGCAGGAGAATCTTTTTAAGATGGTCAAAGGCATTGATGATCACCTGAAAAAAGACCATACCTCAATGACCATTAAGGGAGATGATGGAACTTCGGTCACCTTGGGATCTCCTATCAATCAAACCGTTCCCGATTCTGAACTTCCGGAAGATACCAATGAATTTTATACAAGGGCGAGGGAAAGAAAACAGATGGAGGTAGAGCCATGAAACTCATCCTTAAAATCATTTTCTATTTGATTATTGTTGTTCTGGCTACTTCAATCGGGGTAGTCATTGCCGTCGGCCCAATCTTCTGGAGCGCCTTACTAACCGGTCTAATCCTTGGCATATTCATGACCTTTTGTTTTGTGGGTATTTGGTCTTTACGGATGGATTTTAAACATAGGTTCGATTCCCTAAAAGATCGCTTACGCAAAGACAAGCTTCGTTTTGTCCTCTGGCTCCTCTGTAAGCTCATGGGCCAGAAAAGGCCTCCCGCTTCTCCTCCCTCTCGTCGGCGGGATGATCCTGGGAACCAAAATGATAAGGTCGTCTATTACGATGGGCACATCGGGGTGGCATAGGGGAAAGAAAAGTGAGCCTTGAACTTCATGTAGATATATTTGCAGGAGCTGATATTGAAACCACCTGTAAGGAAGCGATTGAACTCGCTACAAAATTAAATTTAATAGTGACTTTTAATTTTAATGGGGTAACGGTTATGGCAAAACCAAATGTAACCCCCTCAAAATTAGTTGAAAGATGGAGAGAAGAATTAACAAGGGATAGTCCATATAAAATTGCTTGCGTTCATGATTAAAGGAGACAAAAGATGGGTTGCCAAACGCCATATCCCAAAAGGTTTTATAGAGGAAGGATTTCAAGGACCGCCAAGCGTTCAGAAGGCAAAAACTACTCTGGTAGCAGTGTCACAAAGGAAAACAAAGAACTGACTCAAAAAGCAAATCTTCTCTCAGTTATAGTAGCGGCCTTACAACAATTGAACAGAATCCCATTTTATAGAAGGATTTTTAGGCCACAATCTCGATCCCAGGGAAGGGGATAAAGATGTGGGCACTCGCAGCAGGAGATGATATTCTGCATGACTTTGGAGGCCAAGACCCGCCATTGGCTATCTGTGGGTACAGGGGAAAATTTCCTATCGACTACACTTCGGTACTAACTCCTAAATGTCAGCAATGCCTTCTATTGTGGCCTACCTATGACAAAGAAAGGGGAAAGAAAGAATGAAAAAGAAATATAACTGGAAAGATAGATTAATCCAAATAGTATTTACAGTTATAGGTTTGGGTCTTGCGGGAATACCAATATACTTCTTTATTTTTATTAAATCTATATTGAATCCAGAGGGATTTTGGCAGAAATTTTTAGTCTATGGCGTAGGAATTTGGTTTATTGGAGGATTGCAAATTGTCCTTTTTATAATAGCCATTATTTTAATTTTTAAACTTTGGACAGAACTTTAAATATAGGAGATAAAAATGTACTGGATTCAAGCGTTCGATCTACCCCTTGAAAGCCCTGATCCTGTAATCTCTGGTTCTATCTGTGCCGGTATAATCATCATAATGGGGATACTGTTTGTTTATACAGTAATCAAGGCGAGGATTTTTGAATGAGGGAGGGAAATATGCAATCTCAGATATTTATAAAGCTTATGCCATTCCAGAAAAAACGATTAGATATACTTTTTAAAATGGCTATAGAAGAAGATAAAAAGGGCAAGACAGGAGTGGTAATTTTACAAACGGGAACATCTTCGATTCATCCCAATGGAATAATCAAGGGATCTTTTATTCCCCATAAACAGGCAGTAAAAATTAAAAAAATATTGGATGAATTATGAAATCCATCACAGGGGCAGGGGATAAGAAGGGCAAATGATCCTGCCCCAAGGAGGTCTGAATGAGAAAGAAAATAATCTGCCCTACGTGCAAACAAGATATGAAATCTGCTCCACATGAAGGGTTGAGGGGTAAAGATTGCCCTCAATGTGGACAGGGAATTTCTTGGAGAAGGGCAATTAAAAAAAGGAATAGGAAGGGCAAATAATCCTGCCCCGAAGGAGGCTCCATGAAAGAATTATATGAATGGTTAGATAAAATATGGCCTTTATTTATAGATCACAAACTTGCGAAAGGTGAAATTGATTTAAAAATTGGGAAAGTTTGTGCATATTGGGCAGGGACAGTTCTAAGAATAGATATAAAACCTAAGTAAAAAGGAGGATTCATGAGAAAGCGATTCATTAAATGGATGATAAAATTATTGCTCCCTCATCATCACCTTGCGAAAAACTCAACGGGAGGTGGAAGGAAAAAGAAAGTGGAGGTGGAAAATGGAAAATAAAGATTTGGTAACGCAGGATATTTCGATTGCAGATGATTTTCTTATTCAGGTTGCGGAACACGCAGAGCGCCGGATTGATGCTGTAATGAAGATCAAGAAGGTTGCTCTCAAGGTGACCAACCCTCGAGACTGGACAGATCAGCAGGGGAACCCCTATCTCATGGCCTCGGGATCGGAAAAAATCGCCAACCTCTTCAATATCTCCTGGAGGATTGACGAACCGATATATGAGGAAGATCCGGACGGGCATTATACCTATTCCTACAAAGGATTTTTTTCTCTGGGTTCCCGTACTACGGAAGCCGAAGGATCGAGATCGAGCAGGGACGGATTCTTTAAACAATATCTTTATGAGGAGAAAGAGCGGAAGGAAATCTCAATCTTAGAGCGTACCAATAAGCGCGATGTAAAGATGGCCGCCCTGACTAACCTTTTGGGGAATGGCATTACTCGAATATTGGGTATCCGAAATCTTACCTGGGAAGACCTCAAAGAGTTTGCAAATATCACAAAGGATCAGGTAACGGCTATCCAGTATAGAAAGGGAGGGGAGAAATCTCCAATATCTCAACCACAAGAATTGAAGAAGAACGGAGATCAGAAACCCAAAGATACCGAAACCCTCATTACCTTAGTTGATAATGTGACCATGAAGGATGGTAAAAATGAAAAGACGGGAAAATCCTGGACGAAATATACCATCCATGTGGGGGATAAGGATTATTCGACCTTTGATAAAAATATTGCCAAGGATGCGGATCAGGCTAAGAAATCTGCCGTGAACGTCAACCTTGAGTTCAAGAATACCACCTATGGCCCCGAGATCGTATCCTTGACCATTCAGGGGCCACCGGAGGATGGGGAAAACGCACAATGATAGATCCATATTTTGATAAAATCTGTAAAAATTGTGGATTGACATACGGGGCACATAGAGGGGATTCTATCGACCCTGATCTCTGTCCTGGTCATGAAGGAGGAATGGATTGGGATAAAGGGCCAGGTACTCACTTTGAGAATAGTGGAGAAGTCCGTAATGTTGAATATGGAACACCAGCTCAACCTTGACGATCAACATATTTACCGACTGGATGGGAAGATAATTGACGGCCTGACCTCCACAATCCAAGAGGCCGGTCTAATCCGTAATTGTGATCCTTGGTATGGGGAAAGAGGATCAGCCCTTCACCTTGCTACCGAATTCTACGATAGAAATACCCTCGATGAAGCGACCGTTGACCCTCAGATTCAGGGTTATCTATCCTCTTGGAAGCGATTCAGGAAGGACCAGGGTTACACGCCTGTAGAAATCGAATATCCTACCTATCATCCAGAACTTCTTGTAGGATGTAAAATTGATAGGCTTCCGGGCCCCGTTGATTTAAAAAGCGGTTCTTCTGAGCCTTGGCACATTTTGCAGATCGCTTTTCAGACCGCAACCCTTAGAATTGGTCATAAATTGGATTTATCGTCAGCACCCAAAGATGTCTATTTAGACCCTGATGGAGGGCCGCCAAAGGTTAAATCCTATACATCGTCAGAATTAAGGGAGGCATTCAAGGTCTATGCCTCGATGTTACATTTTATAAGATGGAGGAGAGAAAAATATGGAAATTTGCAGAGGATCGAAACGACTTCCCCATGATGAGATAGTTTATGAGAGGGATTGTCCGTGTTGTGCTCTTATGGATGAGAAAGATAAACTGCAAGACAAAATATCGGAATTGGAAACCGACATTGATCGGTTAAACGAGGAGGAATAGATGGAAGCACAAATCATTAGTCCAGAAGTCCAGAAGTCAACAGAAACAGCACTTATAATTATCGAGGTCGCCAAATCTACCATAATCCAGAAAGTTGAGGATTATCAATTTGCTCAGGGATTGATGGCTGATATTAAGGGCAGGATTAAAACCCTTGAAGAAATCCGCATGGGGCAAACAAGGCCGATTGATGAAGCCAAAAAAAAGATCATGGATTTTTTTAGAAGCCCGATCCAAAAACTAGAAGAAGCCAAAGCCTACCTGAATCTGATCATGGTGAATTGGGCCGACGAACAGGAGAAGAAGCGCAAGGAAGAAGAGAAACGCCTCCAAGAAGAGGCCCGGAAGAGAGCCGAGGAGGAAACGCTTCGTCAGGCATTAGAGGCAGAGGCAGCCGGAGAGACCCAAGAGGCCGAGCAGATCATATCCGAACCTATCTATATACCTCCTATCAAGGTAGTCTCTGAGATCCCAAAATCAAAAGAAAGTCATATCAGGGAGACATGGAGTGCTGAGATATTTGATATTATGGCGTTGGTTAAATCAATCGCAGAAGGGAAAACAGATATTCAAGCAATTGAACCTAATAATCTTATCAAAACCCATGCCTTTTTAAATACAATGGCGACAAGATATAAACAAACCCTAAATATTCCAGGCGTGAGAGCGATTTCCAAAAAAACCCAAATATGAGAGCGTATTCCGACGAAGAAGAGTTGGATTTGCGATTAGAAGATAAACTCGATAGAATGAGGGAGGCAAGGGCAGAGGCAGAGGAAGAAGAGAAAGAGGAGGAGGATTAAGGTGGGTGGTGGCGGTTCATCGGTGAGGCGGAGTCTGGTTAGTGCTTCCGAGGGAAACCTGACGGGAAGCGAGCTGTTGGGAAGAATAGGGCCAGACAGCGACAAGGTGGAGTCCGAGATCACCGACCATTCACCCACCTTTTGAAAGGAGAAAGGATGGGACTTTGTATTAAGTGTGGAACATGGCATTCTTCTGTGGAATGTCCTCCACCTAAAAAGGTTACTTGTGAGTGCGGAAATTCTTTTTTAATGCCTTGGGATTCTACTGGGTTAATTGAATTTATTACTTGTGGGAAGTGTAGAAAGAAGATGGTGAATGCAAAGATTGAAGATGTTTAGAGGGTGCTTCAGAGATCCCACTCCGTAACCAGTCGGTCTTGTGAGTCGAATTACCCCATATCGGGTAAGTAAGACAATAGCAAGAGGGATAGGCCACCTGGGCACTCTCTAACCTTTTAAGAGGAAGAAGATTAAGGTGGAGTGGTGGCGAAAGCCAGAGCGACGTAGCCCGTACGAGCAGGACTAATCGACAGGAGAATAACCTGTACTCTGTAAAGAGTGGAGCCTGCCCACCCACCTTTTGAAAGGAGGATAAGATGGCTTGTAATATGAGGTGTAAAGAATGTAAATTGGCTTGTGGAGGAAGGAGGAATCCCAATGAGTAAAGAGAAGTGGAAAGAGGAGGCTCAGAAATATTGGGAGAAGCATCACAATGATGGTAATCCTGCCTATGTAGTCCAAGAGGCCTATCTCCAAGCCTGCAAGGTGAGGCAGGAGGAGATTGAGAAGTTGAAGGATGAGAATGCTACCTTGAGATATACAATTAGAATGTTACAAATGCCAGCAGAAAGTTCTAAGTTCAAATTTAAGGAGACAAAATGAGTGAGATTGATGCCAACAAAACTATTGATGACCTTATTACCGAACTCGAAAAGGAGAAGAATCGGGCTGACGAATTTCAGGGGAAATATACAGATTTGGCAGGAGAATATAATGGTATATGGACAGATAATTTTGAATTGAAGCAGAGGGTGAAGGAATTAGAAGGAATACTTGCCTCAATTAAGAATGATCCCTCTATTGGTAAACTTGAGATATAGGCCAGTCATAGATTCGATCCTAATCGCTCTATGGGGGAGATGAAGTGGCTGGCTTGTTTTATTGTTTAATTGCTTCTGCCTTTACTAAAAGATCAGTTTTCTCGGATGACCCCTTACTCGATCCGAAGTAATACCCTATAACAGTTCCAAATCCAGCTGCCAATGCTCCAAAGAGCATAAAAACAACGCCATTTTGGTCTTTAGGTAATTCATGAAATATTAATAATGCTGTCAGACTGAAAAATCCAAAAACAATCGTCCATCCCAAAATATACTGATTGATGTCCCTTTTCCCAGTAGCCTTTGTGATTTCAACTTCCCTTGAACGTGCAGATTGAACATCTTTAATGTACATATCCTGTTCATCAAGTTTCTGTTTATTAAGCGCAAGTTGAAAATCCATCTCTGCTACCCGAAGTTTCAAGGCAGATTGAGGATCTTGCTGGATGGCCTGATTGATCTGATCTGGCGTTGCATCCTCACTTAATCCAAAGACTTTCGCCAAGACCTTTATCCCTCCCCCAATCAATACTCCAGGTGCCCCAAACAAAGACCCTATCCCTGGAGCCATATCTGCGATCTTACCGCCGAGTTCTTTCCAGTCCATCACATCACCCCCGCTTTATCATGTAGATACCATCTTAAAACCCATCCACCAATAATGCCGACTACAAAGGATACAATTATCATTTGCATTTGTCTTACCTCCTTCAATGTTCTAAACATTTCAATCGTTAAAATCCTATCCCAAAATATGTAATCACCGCAAATACCCCAAACACAGCCAAGCCTAAAAACATTTATCTCACCTCCTATTCACTCATCAGACTCTTACAACAATCATGATATTCTTCCTTCTCCTTCACGGGAGGGAAACAAATTCCATGAATTCAAACACCCGAGATTATCTTACCATCAACAATAGTCATTAATTGCCACGGTGATACAGATGTCGAATTAAATTCTCTTCCGCAAACACAAAACATATCTATTTCCTCCTTTCTTTTTTGACCTTAATCTCTCGCTTTATTTTGTCTCCCTCACCTTGATACCAATGGATGATAATGGTTATAATTGTCATGTTATCCTTCCCAATGCCCTTTATCCCAAATGATCATCTCGGCCCCGTCCATCTCTCTCCATCGTTTGTGCCAGTGATCAAACCCCATGTTGGGTTCTCCCAACTTGCCGTCTTGCACAAAATAAATATCCATTGCTCTTCCAATTTGATGTTTGGATAAAATTTTCACCCCGTCACATTTAGATTTTCCCTCTTGAAATAAGTGCATCTGTTCTCCGTCAGATCGTTTACAATAGTCTATGATTGGATGCTCCCCCAGAAGGATCATCTCATGAAGCAATTGGACAATACTTATCGTGAATTCGATTCTTGTCATCCAAACTTCTCTTTGTTTCTTAGATAATTAATATGAGCTTGAAACAGGTAAATAATTTCTTCTCCTGCCTTGATATAGTCCGAAAGATGGGTTTTAATATCAATCTGAGACATTTTCCTGAACCTAAATCTAAGCTCTCGTTCTTGTTCCATGACTAAAAATTCAAGAGTGGTCATTTATTTCGCCATGTGGGTGGTTAATTGTGCAGCCAATGCAGAAACCTCCTTAATCAAATCAATGTTGTATTTTACCCCTATTCCCAAGAGGGCAATTACGGCTGCTGAAATAACTGCCAATATCCCAGAGAACCATTTTAAAAATCTCTTGAAGAAGACCATTTCTAAACTCATATCTTTCACATTCTCAATGATTCCTTTCTCCTTAGTGAACTCATTACCATATAAGATTTCTTCAATCTTATGAACCTTATCAGTAATATCGACCATATCATTTCACCTCTTCATTGTAACCCAAGTCTTTTCTTAGACCTTTGATGTCCCTTGAAATTTCGACCTGGCCCATCTTAATTAATCCGATGTCTTTGGCCAATAATTGTAA